AAGGAGTTAAATTATGCAAAGAAAAAATAGAAAACTGCTAGTCGATGGAGACATCGTAGCTTACACCTGCTCCACATCATGTGAATATCCTATTAAGTGGGATGATGATTTGTGGACACTACACGCTAGTGAAGAAGAGAGTATTACGAAATTAGCGGATACATTAACATATTACGAAGAAGTCTGTTTTATAGGTAAGGTTGTAATTGCTTTATCGGACAAGGATAATTTTAGAAGACAAGTTAATCCTGAATATAAATCTAACAGAAAGTCAGTGAGAAAACCCCTGACTTATAACCCTTTAAAGCAGTGGATGATGGATAATTATGAAACTGTTATTTATAAAAATTGTGAAGCAGATGATGTCTTAGGCATCCTTGCCACTACAGATGATGGTTATGACAAAGTTATTTTAACTAAAGATAAAGACCTCAAAACTATCCCTAGCACTATTTACTTTATGCAAGGTAATGGCGTGTATGAAGAGATAGATAAAGATACTGCTGATTATAATTTTATGAAGCAAACTTTAGTTGGAGATAGAACCGATGGTTATACAGGTTGTCCTTCCATTGGCGAAAAGACAGCTGAAAAACTTTTACTTCCTCTTAAAGGAGATTTAGTTGCAATGTGGAATACAGTCTGCAAGCAATTTGAAAAACAAAACTTATCTGACAAGGTTGCTTTAGAACAAGCAAGACTTGCTAGAATTTTAAGAAATGGTGAATACAACACCAAAACTCATCAACCAATCCTATGGAGTATCTAATGAAAGCACACGATTATTTAAATACCGCAACTATCTTAGTAAGCGAAGACAGGCATCAAACTCATGGAGATAAACTTTTAAACCACGCCAACATAGCCAAACTTTGGAGTGCTTATAAAGATATGGAGTTTACTGCAAGAGATGTTGCGATGATGATGGCTTTATTAAAAGTAGCTAGAACAAAATTAGGCAATCATAATGCAGATGATTATGTAGATGGAGCAGGGTACTTAGCTATTGCAGGTGAGATAGCAGATGCCTAAAAAGTCTAATAAACACCACCTTAAAGATAACACTGATGAAATCTTACAGTTACCTCACTTAGATAGTGGTTTAATTGATGCTTTAGACCAAAGATTTCCTGAGCAATCTGCTGATTTATTATGGTCAGATAGAGAGGTTTGGTTCAAATCAGGTCAACGCAGTGTCATCCGATTTTTATATCAACAACTCAAGGAACAAGAGGAGAATATCATATAATGTGTTTTTTCGGAGGAGGCGGTAGTAAACCCGCTGACCCACCACCACCTGCAAGACCCCCTGCAGAGATGAATACGCAAGCATCGCCTGCATCTGCTGAAGCTAGTGGAAGGTCTTCAGACGCATCAGCTGTCGCTTCAAATAGAAGAGGCAGAAATGTTTTAAGAATACCGTTGCTAAATAACAGCAAGGGTAGTGGTGTTCAAATACCAGTTTAATTATGTATGACCAAAACGTAGGTACTGCTCAAGGGCGGTATCAGAGTTGTTCCATTAATCGTGAAGTTTTCTTAGAGCGAGCAAGAGATAGTTCTGAACTCACCTTACCAACCTTAATCCCGCCAAAGAGTGCGAGTAATGTCACACGTTATCCTACTCCCTATCAAGGTATTGGCGCTAGAGGTGTCAATAACCTTGCATCCAAACTTTTACTTGCACTCTTACCTCCTAACTCACCGTTCTTCAGAATGAAAATAGATGATTACGTCATCAAAGAATTAGAAGGTGAACAACAACTTAAAACAGAAATTGAAAGTGGCTTATCTCAAATTGAACGAGCCATTATGACTGACATTGAATTAAATGCTGATAGGGTTGCAGTCTTTGAAGCACTAAAACATTTAATTATTGCAGGAAATGTTTTGTTGTATGTAGGAGAAGAAGGTCTCAGAGTTTTTTCTTTAGAACGATATGTTTGTAAACGTGACCCTATGGGAAATGTTTTAGAAATTGTTACAAAAGAAAGTTTAGCTCCTTCTAGTTTACCAGAAGAAATTGTAGAGGCTGTCAAAGCACGATTAGATTCAGACGAGAAAACCGTAGAGTTATACACTCACGTTTATAAAGAAAAAAATAAATGGAGTGTGTATCAAGAGGTCAAGGGTATTGAACTCCCTAAATCCCGTGGAACTTTCCCGTTAGATGCAACTCCGTATATTCCTCTTCGTTGGAATAGAGTAGATGGTGAAGACTATGGTCGTGGTTTTGTTGAAGAATATTATGGAGACTTAAAATCGCTAGAAGGTTTAACTAAAGCGATTGTTGAGGGCAGTGCGGCTGCATCTAAAGTTTTATTTATGGTATCACCCAATGGTACAACTCGAGCAAGAAAGCTCGCAGAAAGCCCAAATGGAGCCATTATCGAAGGACAAGCTAGTGATGTTTCAGTTCTTCAATTAAACAAATTTGCAGACTTTAGGATTGCGTATGATGCCATGAGAGGGATTGAGCAACGACTTCAATTATCATTTTTATTAAACGCTTCCGTGCAACGAGATGCAGAAAGAGTCACTGCAGAAGAAATTAGATATATGGCTCAAGAATTAGAAGACACACTTGGTGGTGTCTATTCTATTTTATCTCAAGAGTTTCAACTTCCTTATGTAATGAGAAAGATGCGTGTAATGGAAAAAGGAAATAAACTTCCTCAACTTCCCAAGAACACAGTCAGACCTTCTATTATTACAGGATTAGAAGCGTTAGGTAGAGGTAATGATAAGAACAAATTAATTTCATTCCTATCAACCTTAGCACAAACTTTAGGTGCAGATGTCATTCAACAGTTTGTCAACATTCCTGATGCAATTAAACGACTTGCAACCTCTGAAGGTATTGACCCTGAGGGATTAATTAAATCTCAAGAACAAATACAACAAGAGATGCAACAACAACAACTGCTACAAGCAGCACAAAATATTGACCCAAATCAAGTTCAAGATTTGGTTAATCAAGCACAACAACAAGGAGTAAATGAATAATGGTAGATACCGTAACAATTAATGATGATGGAATTGCTAAAGCAAGTACCGCATCGACTGCAGAGAGTACAACTGTAAGCCCTCAAAATAATGAGAGACCTAGTTGGCTACCTGAAAAGTTTCAAACTGCTGAAGATTTAGCAAAAGCCTATGGGGAACTTGAAAAGAAATTATCCTCAGGTGAAACACCAGAACAATCAACAGAAGAACTTCCAACGAAAGAACAAATTGAACAACAAACAGGTTTAGATTTAAATCCTTATTATGAAGAATTTTCTGAAAAAGGTAATCTGACTGAGGAAAGTTATAAAAAGTTAGAAGCTGCAGGTCTAAGTAAAGACCTTGTCGATAGTTATATTGCAGGTCAAGAAGCCTTATCTAATGCAACAATACAAAGTATTTACAATGTTGCAGGTGGTGAGGAAAAATATAAAGCACTGACTGATTGGGCAGGAAATAACTTAACTAAAGCCGAGCAGGACAACTTTAATGAAATAATGTCTAAGGGTTCGATAGAAGCTGCTACCTTTGCAGTTAAAGGACTTAAAGCCCAATATGATGCCCAATTTGGTATTCAGCCAAATTTAATGCAAGGTCAAGCAAACAACACTCAAGACACTTATAAGTCAACTGCGGAAGTGATTAATGCAATTAATGACCCAAAATATCAAAAAGATACAGCTTACAGAAAATCAGTCGAAGAGAAAATTAAACGTTCTAACGTAATGTAATGCTTAATCTTTTAGGTGCTGTTTCTCCTATTGTGGGTGCTTTATTTAAAACTATAGATAAAGCCATCGACTCTAAAGAAGAAAGAGAAAAGATAAAACAAACTATCCAACAACAAGTTATGGCAGGGGAGATGAAAGAACTCTCTACTGCTGCCAACATAATTTTAGCAGAAGCTAAAAGTGAAAGTTGGTTAGCAAGAAACTGGAGACCACTATTAATGTTAATAGTAGTCTTAATCATTGCTAACAACTACTTACTTGTTCCCTATGCAAATGCATTTTTTAATTGGGGAATAT